TTCCATTCTAAAATTCTTTCTGCCATATAACATTCTTTTTTTAATAAATATTTAGGTTGTAATTTTTATTGTTTAAACTTAAACTATGGATAATATTATAAAGTTCATTACTAGAGAAGTAAAGGCGAACACAATTTTTGTGATTAAACAAATTGATAAAAAAGTGGCTTATGACTTTGTTAAGACATACCATTATTTGGGTGACGCTAAATTCTTTGCTAAGTTTTCTTTTGGTCTGTACTATAAGGAAACAAACGAGTTAATGGGTGTAACTACTTTTAGTAATCCACAAGGTAATGTTGCCTTAAAAGGTTGGTTCGGATTACCCAATACCGACCAAACAGTATTAGAACTTAGTAGATTATGTGTATTACCCAATTTAAACGGTACTAATGCAACTTCTTATCTATTGGGTAACAGTATAAGGTTATTGAAGAAAGAAGGTGTTAGGGCAGTTATAACCTTAGCGGACGATAGTCGTCACAACGGTAGTATCTATCAAGTTTGTAATTTCAGGTATTACGGTTTAACTGATAAAAAATCTGACTTCTTTCATTTGAATGAAAAAAATGAATGGAAGGTCAATCCAAGAGGTCCGACCAAAGATAAAGTAGGTGTTTGGATTAACAGAACACAAAAACACAGATACTCTTATATCATAGATGAAAACTTAAAATGTTTATACGAACAACAATCTTATCCTAAAAAAACCGACACCAAAGAATACGATTGTTGTGGTGGAACTAAAATTGTAAAAGATAAACGTTTTAATATTGATTATCCTTGCCCTAAGTGTACAGTTTCATTAGAAGTTGAGTAATATTTATATAATATGGTCATTGAAAGAAACATAAGGAAACATAATTTTTTAAGGGGTGGTCCTGAATGGATTATTATATACGGAACCAAAGGTGAGGGTTTTATTAACCCTGGATATGTTTGGGTACCTTATATAAGTGTTGACCCTGTGACAGATTTCCAACCTAGACAGGGTATTTTATCAAGATACGGAATTAATACCATAAATAACAGATACTATAGTACAATTACGTTATGATTAGTAAATCAGTACCTGGATTTTGTTTTGTCGACCCAACAAATAAAGAAACTATTAACATTAGATTTACTTCAGTTAATGTTGTTGGTGAAACTCGTAGAATTAGAGCTGTATGGACTCCTGAAATGGCACAAGACATAACTGCTTTTCATAATATAGATGCTGAGGCTGAATTAACTGCTTTACTGACTGAAAATATAAGAAACGAAATCGACCAACTAACACTCCGAGATTTACATGACAATCAAAGGTTTTACAACAACAATAGACAAGAAGAAATTTTTAACAGATGGAACCAAATCGGTGGTAATATTTTAAATCAAGGTTATAGAGCCCCACAAGATAATAATCAACCTGATTTTGGGAATATCATGTTGCCTATAGCTAGAAGAGTTGCTGCACAAACAATGGGTTTAGATTTAGTTACAGTACAACCATTGGAACCACCAACAGGGGGTCTTTTAGAGTTTTTAGATTACAATCAATACTTTACCGACAGTAATTATATTTCATTACCTAACGAAGAAGGTTGGTATACAAAAGGCATATTTGAATCTATATTGATTAAAATTGATATGTTACCATTTAAATTTATACCTAAACGTAAATCTCGTAGAAGAAGAGACCAAAACGGTTAGTTAGAATTTAACATATAATTAACTTGACATATATACACCCAAGATAATTATATGTATGAGTTTATCTAAAAAATTAACAATTGTTATACCCTGTAAAAATGAAGGTTTAACAATTAAAAAAACCTTAGAATTATTAAATCACCAAAGTGACATAGAAAATGTTAGTGTTATCGTCGCTGATATATCGGATGATAAGTTTACTAAAAAAATATTAGAAGAGGATAAATATTTTTTTAAACTTAAAGTTGTAAAAGGTGGTTTACCTTCTGTGGCCAGAAACAATGGTTTTAAATTCTGTAAAACACCTTATGTTTTATTTTTAGATGCCGACATATTTTTGTTAGACAACGAACTACTAATAAATTCTATAAAACATATAGAATCTAAAAATAAAGATTTAATTTCTTGTAAATTTAACACATCAAATGGTAGGTATAATTCCATATATAATTTATTTCATAAATTTCAAAAACTCACAAAGTGGGTCTCGCCATTTTGTTTAGGTGGTTTTATGTTAATCAAATCAGAAAAATTTAAAGAAATAGGTGGGTTTGATGAAAAGTTGACTATTGCTGAAGACTACCAATTAACACGTAAAATAAATTCAAGTAATTTTGATGTATTAGATAGTGTTGTCTTCACTACACCACGAAGATTTGATAATAAAGGTTTGTTCTATATGCTTAAAATTTTTATTGGGTCTTATATTAATAGAAATAATACTGATTATTTTAAACACGACAAAAACTATTGGTCATGAAATGGAAAACAATAATAATGAGTGATTTACATTTAGGTGCAAGACAATCACAGACAGAAAAAATATTAAAGTTTTTAAAAGAAAATAAATCAGAAAAAATAATATTAAATGGTGATATTGTTGATGGTTGGGCCTTAAAAAACAAAGGTAAGTGGAATGATGATTGTACAAAAATATTTAGAAAGTTTATGAAAAGGTCTGAAAAAGGTTGTGAGGTTATCTATATTAGAGGTAATCACGATGATTTTCTAAAACCTTTTATACCTTTTACAATGAACAACATTCAAATAGTTAGAAAGTATGTACACACCGGTATTGATGGTAGAACATATTACTGTTTTCATGGTGATGTTTTAGATTTTGTTATAATGGAGGTTAGATGGTTAGCTGTTTTGGGTGGTTGGTCCTACGATTTTGTTATAAGATTAAATACAATATATAATAAAATAAGAAAAACTTTTAATTTACCTTACCACTCCTTAGCAAACACAATTAAACAAAGTGTTAAAAGTGCCATTAATTTTGTTTCAGATTTTGAAAAAAATGCTAAAGATTTAACAAAACAAAAAGGTTATGATGTTGCTGTGTGTGGACATATACACCAACCAAAACTGGAGGCTGATTATATGAACTCTGGTGATTTTTGTGAAAATTCTACCTGTTTGGTTGAGGATTTTGAAGGTAATTGGAAAATTATTTTTGTTTAAATTTTTGTTACCGCCTCAGGATAAGGTTCACCAATAACTGTTTCGTTTTTACCTTCATAAGGTACTTGATTCAATACATATCTCATAGCATTTAAACCTGAAATACGTTTATCATTAGAATCAACAACAATCCAAGGTGCTTGAGAAGTTGAAGTTAATTTTAAAACTCTATTTTTATATTTGGTATATTGGTCCCACATCTCTTGAGCTTTAGCATCATTAGGACTATACTTCCAATAAGCTAAAGGAGAAGTTTGTCTCATCTTAAATCTTCTAGCTTGAGTTTCTTTAGTTACGGATAACCAAAATTTAATTAAAAAATTACCACTAGAAACTAATTCTTTTTCAAAACTATTAACTTGAGCCATAAAAGATTCATATTCTTCATAAGAAGAGTAACCCATAACAGGTTCTACAATACCACGATTATACCAACTTCTATCAAAGAAAATAATCTTTCCTGGTTCAATATCACTTCTATAACGACCAAACCAATCTTTTCTTTCTTCAGCTGTTGGGATTCCTTTTGTAACAACTTTGTAGAATCTTGGGTCTAAATGTTCAGTAAATTTTTTAATAGTTGAACCTTTACCTGCGGTGTCACGACCTTCAAAAACAATAATAACAGAACTACCTTGTTTTTTTAACCATTCTTGCATTTTAAGTAACTCAACTTGTAACGCATTTTTTTCTTTAATATATTGTTTTCTTGGTATTTCTGATTTTTCTTCCTCTTCAGGTTCGTAGTATTCTTCGGCTGGTAAATTCTTTTCGTAACTAAACCTTTTTTCTAAAGATTTAACGACTTTTTCAAGATACTTAATAACATTTTTAGTTCTTTCACCTTTACTTAAAAGAATATTACTAAAATTTCTTTTTAATAAATCAAAATTTAAATTATCACTTTTTTCAGACGTTAAGATTAATTCAAGTAAATTAATTATTTTTTGATATTCACTGTTAGTTAATATCATTTTACCTTGTGGGCTAGAAGCTAAATACTTTTTACCTTTTTTTGAAGTTACAATACTATCTTCAGTAGGTATAACACTTTGTTTTTTTAATTCATCAAAAATATCATCAATATGTTGAACCTTTTGTTGAAGGGTCT